ACATAGCATTCTCCTTTTGTTAAACAAGTTATATTGTAAGCCGTCAATAATATGACAAACAGATATACAAAATACGCTATTAAATATAATCCGGGACCTTCCAAATACACATTCAACGCAAGAGATATTATAGTAAGTATAATACTAACTGCAATATACACCCATCCCTGTGTGGAAAAATAGTCCGACATATATCCTTATCTATCTATTATTATTGAGATATATATATTTTTGACATCCGGATACCCAGAGATACCTATGAAATCAAAGTATTCATAATTGCGAAACACATAGATGTCCGGGATTGCATTTCGTTAATTGGATTGGACGCGAAGAACTGAATAAGCGTCTTGATATTTTTGACATCGTTGCATTGGCATAGATAGTAATAAATATTTGAGCTCGTAATAAGCTTCTTGCTGAATGTTGTAATTTGTAGATTTCTCAGCTGCGCCAAGTGATACTGAATAATTGGTGCAAATTGCTTGTCCATCTCCTTATTCATCTTGTATCTCTTATAAGTTGGATTATATGTCGTAGTTGATTTATAATAGCTGTAGAGGCTATCCTTGATAGTTGAAATAATCGTATGTACAAGATATGTAGGGTCAATCTGTCTCCCGTTGTTATCAAGCGGAATCTGGATATTCGGGTTATATGTCGCGATGTAATCCTTAATCGTATAATTCTGCTTGTTTTTCATATAGACGCTAAGAATATTCATCCATACATTAGGGTGGCACGGGTCTGTCTCTTCGCGATAGTTAATATACATAGAGGATATCTTGTATAGCCGCGAAAAGTTCTCTCCATCTACCTTTTTCTTGATAATCAATCCGTAGCTTTTATTCTCATTAATATAGGCATTAGCCTGATTGATATCTGCGAAATACGCCGGATATTTTACACCCATATTAAAGAGCTCTTGGATAGCCGATAGATTAATATCATATTCTTCTAGCGTAATTCGGTTCTTCGTATTGATATGCACGAGCTCCTTATAATTCTCGCCTAGCACATCAGTATAATCAATAATATGCTTGTTATCATAGTGAATCAAGACAAACTCATAAGCGTGTTCGGGATTCAAATTTGACGCGAACATAGCCCGCAGAGTCTCTCCGACATCATCTGGCGGAATGCGCGAAAGCATTTCGGCAGTTTCCGGAGATTTACTATAAAATCCGTATAGTACCTCGTCAAACATCTTACCGTGCGATTTCGTAGGATGCGAGAACTTTGAACTATTCGCGTCAGGACAACTGGATGTCCCGAAATACCACTTATTCTTATAATTATAAACAGTAATAATAGTTCCATCATAAGCCTCATAACATCTGTCGGTATCGCTGTAATTCGCCGAAATATATTCCTCATACCCGATTCTACGCGGAACAGAATTTGCATACGTAACGACAACATTATTATTACAAGAGAGAGTAAAATCCAATACAATACTCCGACACTGCTCATAAAGCTCCTTATATTCGCAAATATCACTCATCTTGTAATTAGTGTGAAGGAGAACAATATCCTCGTTATCTTTGAACTTCTTAACCTTGATATTCGGCCAGAAATGATATTTTTTCAGCGTATTAATCAGAGTATTTGCATAAGTAGTATTGCCATCGTAATTACTGTAAGTTTTTTCAATTAATTGAGTAAGATTGGTAGGGGGGACATTGGACGAAGGCATATCACTGCTCATAATAATACTTTGTTAAAAAATATATATATTTAATTGCTTATATCAATTTTTATAAAAATATGATGAAAAATTGACAGCTACGCAAAAAATAAAGAGTAAGAGCAAAATATCACTATGTCAGTTATTTGCCTAGAAGAATCAGAATCTGACATTAAAGATATTGTAAAATCAGGGAGATTCTGTGCTATCTAATCTGTCCAATAGATATTCGGCGATTGAATATACAAGGTCAAATGATATTCTCTTTCTTGCTATATCCTTGCTTTCTCTGTAATTTGTTAGGAAAAGCGAATTATACTTTTCTCTATGTTCGCGCAAGTATTTATTGAAGCTAACAATTAATTTTTTCTGCTTCTCTTCATCTATTGCCGGTTCTATTATTAGCGTCGCATAAGTCCGCGCCGATTGATTCGGTGTATTATCTATATATATATCTTTATTTTCTACATATGATAATCCTATCTGTGATGTAATATTATCATCTATACATTTAACAACGATATTTGTATTATATTTGTCAATATTTTTATTAGTAAGTCGCGTAATTGTATAAATACTATTTAGAGGCAATTTATATATTTCGCCGCCAATCATATAGTTATTTTTAGAGTTTAACTCAGTAATTATATTAGCCTTTGAAGGATATATAGTGATATCTATCATATTATCGCAATAACCTTGTTTTAGTTCAAATTGGAAGGAGCAGATTGTATAAGATGTATCAGAAAACACTTGTTCTTCAAAGATGTTCAATTTAATAATCTTGTATTTTTCTAGAAATAACTTGCGCAACTCTATATCCGCCTGACGAATAGAAGACCAGAAATTTAAAGGGATTATTATAATCCCACCCGAGCAAGTATTGCTTATAATATTCTTGATAAAACACTTGTACAAATCGTTGACATTATATTTATCAAATAACTTTTTATCAGCACTTTTATTTCTCGCGAGATAAGGCGGATTTGTTATAACATATTTATTATTATAATCTGGTGGCTCATTTATCGTATCTCTCTTTATAATATAATCCTTCTTAGGCTCTATATCATAACACTCTATGTTATATTTAATATTTTTGAGATTTCCGGCATTTTCTATAAAAGCTATAAGGTCGCCATTACCCGCAAAAGGCTCAATTATATCAACGATATCGTCGGGTATTGTAATATTTTGTAGAATATATTCGTTATTTGTCGTATAGAATTGTCCTAGTGCCTTCTTAGATTTATTAGACATCTTCTCTTGAATATCTTATTGCTTTATAATATTATCATTTTTTATCTTTTTGCTTTTGCAATAGCTCTGACATCTAACAATAATAGAAGTATAAATATATTGCTGTCATTATTAGAAATACCGTATATATTCTATATAATGTCCTGTCATCTATATAATTATTTGTACCAATATAAGCCCCTGCAACTCCACCAAGGATACTTCCGACGGCTACTATAATAGCTGCATTAAAATCCAAAAATCCGTGCTGATAATATAGATATAATCCTGGTAATGCATTAGGTATCGTATTTAAGAAAAGAGATATCGCGACAGCTTGCTGAAACGAAAAATCATAATAAACTAATAAAGGCAATAGTAAAATGCCACCACCAATACCAATCAACCCAATAATAACCCCAATTATTACTGAGCCAATAAACAACTCTATAAGCATCTATATTATTATTTAGATATTTATAATAACACCCGCGATTACAAGCAAAAAACCAAAAAATAAAATAAAATATAAAAATATATATATCCTAATCTATCTCCCTTTACACTCCCGTATCCGCGTCCGCGTCCACATCCACATCCGCATCCGCATACACATCCGTGCCCACATCCACTTATTTACTCAGAATCCTTATCCTTCTTCTTCTTGTCAGTCTTAGCCTCCTTCTTGGCCTTCTTGGCCTTCTTAGGCTTCTCATCTTCTTCAACTACTGCCTCTTCCGCCTGTTCCACGACAGGCTCCTCCGTCTCCTCAGTCTCCTCAGTCTCCTCAGTCTCCTCAGTCTCCTCAGCTTCCTGAGCTTCAACAGTCTCTTCTTCCTCATCGGCATCCGCAGCATCCGCAGCATCAGCGAGAGTGGCCTTGTAAGCCTTCCACTCTTCGGCGAGCTTAGAGAACCTTTCGGTATTTGAAAGCTCGGGAAACTCTTCACGAATCCTTTGTTGATTGTCCCTGATATACTGCTGATACTTGGTAAGAGGCTTCTTAGGCTTCTCATTACCATCCTCATCAAGATTGCTCCTCTTCTTCTTCTTGGTATCCTTCTTCTTTTCGGCAATCTCAATCTTGATATTCTTCTTCTTCTCCTTGAAATCCTTCTTGAACTGAGCGAAATGCTCATCCAAACCCTTAGAGGTGTTAATCTCATCGGGAATATTCTTCATATACTCCTTGAAGGCCATTCCAATAGTCTGGGCGGTGGCGGCAGCAGCGGCAGCGGACATTCTTCTGAAAGAGTTTCTAGATAAAACTTGGAAAGGCTTTTGAAGTTTGATAGGCTGTTCGGTAGCGGGCTTTAGCTTTTGGCTTTGACTAGCTTTGACTGCGATAGTAATAATTTAAATACATTTTGGTGTCAATTTTTATTTTAATAATCTCAAAATATAACAAATTTATTCCTATAATCCTATAATACTATAATATTGATTATTATTATTTTTTATGAAGGCTATTGATAGTCTTGGTGTATTCTTATCATTACCATTATGATGTCATAAAAAGAAGCCAGATTTCTCTAAAATTTGAAAATTAAAATTTGAGTACATCTTTCTGTTTTTTCAAAAATTTCAAAAGTTTTTTAGAAATTACAAAATAATTCAAGAGATGTACTCAAATTTTAAAATGAAAAAATATTAATATTCTAGTGTCTCAAGAATTGCTGTGGTAATCTAAGTATTTTTATAAGATTTAATAGATAAAAATATTATATTCGTTAAAATATATAAAAATATGAAATATCTATAATATAGAAACTTTTAGTTTGTATTTGTAGCCTATTGTATATCTATTATGGAAGAAGCTAGAAAAATTAATGAATTGATCGATTATGTTTTAGAACCCCCTTTGGATTCGCCTCCTATTTTTCGCCATCCGGTTTTTTATAGTACTTATCAAACCATACTTGGCCTACTACTTTTGACGCCTGTTCTGATGTTAATTGGTTATTTACAATTTTCTCTCGCATCTCTAAAAAATATTCAAGGCTACTATATTCAAACCCTTCCTCTTTCGTAACCATAGCATATAACATAGGATATCTCTCTTCAAAAAACAAGATACCCTCAATTGATTTTTTCATTTCATTCAATAGCTCCGTGTGGGATGAATGTTTAGCCTTGTTCTCTGTCATATACAATACAATATCTTGAACCATCGCTTTTATATCAGCAGTTTCCATACCATCTTTAACAAAATCTGCAACCTTTCTTCTCTTTCTTTCAGTTCTTTCAGTACTCATACTATTTTAAATTAATTATCAATTTTATCTTTATATAATAATATCTATTTTATATATAGAATAATGAAAAAAGAATTAGAATATGCCGAATTAGATTATAGCCATAATGTTCCCGTCCCTCCTCAGCCAAAAAATGCCGGATTATATACTGGCGATGTCTTATTTGACAAAAAACCCTGGGGCAACAGTTATAAAATGCCTCCTCCCGAACCTGATGCTGTAGTGTATGCCTCGCATTTTTATGCCAGTCATCACATACCCTCATATAATAGACCGGGAAATAATCACATAAATACCGATAAATATAAAAAATATACATCAGCCAACGGTAATAATAATTACAATTTCAGCTGTCATACAACAGACATAATATAGAAGATAGCGAAGCTCACGTAGGTCGCGTAGCTTACGTAGTGATATCTTGAGCTACAAGATTGGTTGGTTGGATTTTCTTAATTGTATCCTTGTGTTTAATCAAGAAAGTACAGATATACTTGTATACCTCATCTACTTGCTCAAAAGATACGCCGCCTGTAATTAATATGCTCCCGCTCTCAAACAAAGCCCCTGTAACCTTTTTACAATCACCCACCTTTTCTCCCTTTCCTTTTCCATAGCATTTCTTAGGGCAATAACAAATACCATTCTTTTTTTCATTACATTTATTCCAGAAATATTCTAGCTTAACCCCTTGATATATTCCAGGTTGAAACGAACACTTGTTATTATATATATCGCTGATAAATATATTGTGTATCTCGCGTCTCTTTAAGCCGAATGGAACCGCTAGAGAATCGTCGCAATATACCTTGAAATCCGAGTTAATCATCCGAATCTTGAAGTTCTGATATTTCAATTTCAATTCATAATTATCCTCGCGGTTATTTATAATGTCCTTACTAATATCATCATAGATATTCCTGATATTCTCAATAATATGATTGACAATAACGACAGTATCCTCAACAACCTTTATTCCAGTTATTTGAATATTGCCATTCTTAAATATTTTCACATTTGGCATATATTTCTCGTTCTTGTATATAATTGTAACCTGGTTATCAAACCTATTTTTCTTCATCTTATTTTTCTTACTATTCCTCCTCTTCTTGGGATATGTCCCGCGATTTAAATCCTCGCCATCCTTCATATACTGCGCCCATACAATCCCATCCGTATCATCCTTATCTATGATTACAATATTTTCAAACAGCATCTTCAAGTTTAAATTAATATCCTCGCCAATATTCGCATTACAAGTTATAGTAGAAACTCTATAATGCGAAAAGTGTATATCGTCGGCTGACGCAGCTTTCGCAGCTGGAAAGCAGCAATTATTATCAAGACTTGTCATTCTTAATAGCAATAGTAATTTGGGTAATTCACAATATTTATTGTATTAATGTTCTTATATCATTTTTTGTTTTTCTTTGCCTCAATTTTATTATTCATATTATCTGTAATGTTTTTGAGATAGGATGTATTTACAATTTCGTAATTGTATGTAGTGGCTATCATAGGTGGCAGATTTAATAGGTGTGTTTTTTCATTCGTATGATGACCCTTGCGAAACTCCTCAATATTCATAGGGCCATTAAAGATATCTAGCAAAAATCTTGAAGGCGCTGGGCGTATCGGGCGAGTGCATCCAAAATGTTTGCTCAGCATCTGTATCAAGCTATTTATCTCCCATACTTTGTCGCTCCCACAGTGTGAAGAGAAGTTATATGCATTAGCGCATTCCAACGAACAAAAGTTCCCGAACAATATATAAGTATTCGTGGTAATATTATATTTATAGGGCATCCCATATATCCTGTCTTTAATCGCGTGGCAACACCAATAGCAATTATTTGAAGATTTAATAATATTATCATTATAATCTATGTTAGTATCTCCGTCATTATCTTCCTTAATCAAATTGTCCTGAATCGTATTATAAAAGTTAGTCTCATTTATATAACAACAGTTCGGCTCATATGGCGTCGGGGCTTCCAATAATTTTTCTGTAATACTTATTTTATTTATATCATTATCAGATATCGGCAACTGCAATATAATATCCTCGTTTTCCACTAATACCACATCTTTTACAATAGTATTCATTAAGCCCTTTTTCTTATCTATTGTAGATTTAACATCGCTGTTTTTACTTTTTCTCGGCATTTAATTATAAACGCTTATATTATTTATATGTATTTACAGCTCTATTTGTTATTATCAAAGTAGTCTTTGAAATATACTAGTGTCTTTATTAACTCATTATTAACATTATCAGAAGGTTTTTCGGTGTTTTTTGTAAATGTTATCCCGGAGGAGCCGATTATACATTTTTCTTTTATTTCTCTTATCTCTCCGTTGAGAGAGTTAATAGTATCTATTAAATATTTTATTATAAATACAAATACTATTATTATTATCAATACAAATAAATCCATAATACTTTAATTATATCAAAGAATATAAAAATAATTGATAGCCGATGGTAGCTTGGCTTGGCTTAGCTGAACTTTAAGCCAGCGCCTCCATTAAGGACTGTGAGGACATTTATTTCTATCACATATATAGTAATTTCAAAATTGACATCATAGGCTCTGTTTAATATATCAGTATATGTTTTAGTAATGTATGTGTATTTGTCATCATCTTTAACCTCCGTATTTACATTCACAGATAACGAGGTAGTAATTTGCGTATTATCATAAGAACCCGAACTAATCTGTTTTTCAGGAAATAAAGCAAATGAATAGCAGTATAGCCCCGTTCTCGGTATATTCGTATGATATTTATGAGGCTCTATGTGATTATAATAAGTAGCATCATAATCAGCGCGCGTTATTTCTCTGTTCCATAATATTGTTGCCCTATCTAATATTCCAAGACCCTCGCTATATTCGTGAGACCCCGTGTAATTTGTATAATTATTGAAGTTTTTGACAGAATCGCTCCTTCGCGTAATCCATATAATCTCCTTGATATGATGATTTGCATTTGTTATATCTATTAGCGTATGATTAGCATTCAAAGCAATAGCCTGTGTTTTCTTAACTGTATTAATAATATAATTAATCTGGTTTGTACTCAACAGCAGACTGCTTCTTTCAGCACTATCTAAATATACATAGGTACATAATAGCTCGTTATTAACATCAAAATTGACATCGCTCGGCTTGACGAATGTCGCAATAGATATAGGTACCGCCGGACGGTGTGTAGTATTATACATTAGCGGACTCACATATGTATTCAATATATTACTCCATACCTGATATAATCCCTCAAAAGCATTATCATTAATATATATATCTAATTCAACTTCGTTATTCTCTAATTTTAATAATGGAAGTGCCAGCGAGGGATTCTTGGTAAACCAGAAATTGAGCGGAACCTGTATTTTTCTCTTTTTAATACTCGGTGTTTGAGGAGTTTTCGCGAAACTTGATACCGGATAGGTAACATTATAAAGCCTGTTATTTAACACGCGATATTTTGGCACGAAATTGAAAGGTGCCGTATATTCGTCTATATTCCCTATCAACTTATTATATTCTATGTTATCTTTACTAGTTAGCTCATTCCATATATTCATCCATTCGCCATATAGCGTCTCTATATTAATAACCCCTATTTTAAGACGCGCCTCCTTGATATAATTGAAGCCCAAATTATTGACCCACCTGAACTTATATATATTATCAGAGTATATATCGGGGATTTTGAATGTCAAAAACAGTCCCGATAATAAATCGGCATAACGCTTTATTTTAAAATTAATGCGCAATTCAGAAGTGGATGGTTTAAAACCAATATTGCTATCACCGGTAGAAGTAACAACAATAGTTTCCATAGAAAAATTAGTATGTTTTTTGAGCACATATTTATAATAATTAATATGCGGATTTAAGGTAATATATTCGCTCATATTACCCTTCAAAACTAATTGCATCAATCCGCCTCCCATTTTTATTTATACCCTTTATTATTATAAAGTTTTATTAATAGGCTTATATACTCTTATTTTTCAGGACGGCCGCCTACAGACCACCTAAAGACCGCCTACGGATATGCCTACATATCAGCGTATTTTCCTACAAATACCTTCATTTTCTCGTATCTTCTGTCATCGTTGTATTCTTCTAACTTTTTCTCAGATTCTCTCTTATCTATTATTATAATAGTGGGATATCCAGAGATTTCATATTTATCTAATCTGTCCTTGCAATCCTTCATATTATACTTTTTAAAGTCTAATTTATTCCCATATTCGCTATTAAGCTTATCCCATACTCCGGATTTACTGAAATCCTCGCAGTGCCCGCAACCGTCCATATAATAATACTCCATTCTGTATTTTTTATCAGCCGATTCGCCCATAAAAGTCTCCATTATTTTATTTTTATTATATGCGAATAACACGGCAATTGCCAATAATAAAAAGAATATTATTGAAATCATAATAAATATATCGCTTCCGAAAAAACTCTTTTTTGCTGCCATATTAATATCCTACTCGTATAATCTTCTAAATTATTATTAGATAATAATATCATAATTATTAGATATTTCCTTGTACTCTCTCTTTATTCTCTCGGTTTCTCCTATGATATCATAGTCATTATCTTTATCTAATTGTATTATAATTGAATTATAAAAATACGCCCCATATCTATGCATATCTGTCTCTGTATCCGCATTTGCACTAATCTTATTATCAATATACCCCTTGATAAACTTGATAAAATGCCCCTTCTCTATTAAAAATATCCTTACATCCAGAGAATCATAATTTATCGCCGCGTCATAATCTTTTAAAGCATAGCAATCATAATTATTCTCTCTAAGTATATTGACATACTTGTCCTGGCTATTATCATCGCACACAATTATAGTTCTATATACAAGATAGTTTGAATATAGCTCCTCTAATCTATTAATTATTTCGCGCGTCATTAATACTTTATTATTTATTATTGTTTTTGCCTTATGTATATTATCATTATTATCCTTGTAATCCGTGTAATCAATATATAAGATTATTTATAATAACTAATTATAATGGACGAACAAATCATCAAGATTAGTATAGAACAATTTAGAGATATATATAATTCCATAGATGTACCGCGCAATATTTTGGATAAAGCCGTGGATATTAAAAATACATATTCGTGTTTCAACTCTTATTATGACCCCAAAATGATATGGGCAAAAAAAATATATAATAATAAAGAGAAGTATAATAAGCCTAAGGTTAAATCAAGATTTCACATCATAATACCCGACTTTACGAAGAAATCCGAGCTAAAAAGGTGTTTGATAGGTAATTTAAATAAACTAAGTATTAAAAACAAGGACAGTATCTACGAGAAAATTAAGGAAATTATCGCTGTAAATGATAATAATGATAACAAGGACGATATTTTTATGATTATATGGAATTATATTAAAACGAGCGACGACGAATTATATAGTAATATACTCGCTCTATTTGACAAGGAATATGTCTGCGCGATGCTTGATAAGCTCTGGAATAATTACATAAACAATAAGGAATGGGATCCGCCTAGATATATATACGAAAACAACCTTCTGGTATTGAATGACGAATACGATATGTACTGCGAATATACCAAGTGGAAGCGCGGGATAAATAATATTAATAAGATATGGATTAAATATAAACGCGAAGAACTGCTAATATTGCTAAATAATATCGCAGATTACGTGGTTAGTATTG